GGCTTGTACTCCTCCATCGCCTCAATGATATGCCCCACCACCGTCATGGTGTCATCGCCTCTATACTTCTTTATAGACACAATATCCCGCCCCTGCCGCACCGCAATCACAGTCGCATCAGCCCCAAATCGCGCAGGATCCACACCAATGATGATTGGGGCTGAATTGTCCTTGTACTTAGGCCGCTTCATGGCCTCATCCACCACATCTGACGGTATAAACTGGTCATCCCCCGCCCGTGGGAACTCACCATACACCTCAACGTGCGCCTGGGCACTGTCCGGCCCGTACTCTTGGATAATTCGCTCATAAACCGCCTTGTCCGTCCCCTCCACCGTCCTTGCATCCACCACCTTAGTCACCCAAAAGTCCCGCTTTGAGTGAAAAGTCTCGTAAAAGTACCCCGTGTTGCGCCGTGGGTTGGAAAACGCCAGCCAAAAGCGATTCGGCGTGTTTTCCGTGAAGAATCCACCAGTGACAGACCAGATCGAATCGTCAATACCACTGGCCTCGTCAAATATCACCAGCACACCATCAAAATTATGTACACCAGCATAGGCATCCGGGTTCTCCGCTGACCATAGCCTACCTTCTACACCCCAATACCTCGTACCCTTCTTCAAGTCGCGCTCGACTAACTCAGTTAACCACTTAGCTGGCGCCACTCTGGTGGCACTTACCTCAAACCAGTGGCTGTTCAGCCCCATAGCCAGCCACTTGGTTATCTCTGCCCAGGTGATTGAACGCAGTTGGTTCTCTGAGTTGGCCGAGATAATAGTTGTTGAGCCAATCCTTGTTGACGCCATCCATATAGTCAGCCATGACACTAATGCCGATTTACCAATACCCCGCCCAGAAGATATTGCTTCTTGCAATACGCTGTACATTATCTCTTCGTTAGATTTACTCTCGCCATTTATTTTATTCTTTGCAATATGCTCAGTAATATCTTGCAATACTTCCCTCTGCCATTTTCTTGGGCCAGAGAAATACTCCAATGGAGTACCCTTAACTCCCCAAGGAAATAGATACTTAACAAAAGCCAGAGGATTATCTTTTAATGCAGGACTCCAAAGTACCGCCATTAACTCTTGTTCATCTTCTGGTTTATATATTGTGGTTTGCATGGTGTGAGTATGTTAATAAAAAATAAAAAATGTTCGTGGGCCATCCGTAGCTGTGACCATTGGCGCTCGGCCCTGCCACCCCCCCAGTAAGCACTCACTAACATCCTGGTTAGTAAGCACTAACTAACATCATCCTCGCCTTGCACAGCCTGCACAATAGATGCACTCAGGCGCGGTGTAACGTCCACAACGTCCACAAGGCGCGCCTGGGCGGCTTGCAAGGCACCGCTAATACTAATACGTGTGTCGCTCACCTGGACGTCCAACCTATCCCCATAGACCTTGGGGGCTAGCTTGCTGGCTCTCCATCGCATTGAATCAAGCACCACCCTGGCAGCATGGCTATCCATCGTGCCTGCCGATACAGCCTCTTCCACGGCCTCCATACGGTCAAACAAGGTGTCGGCTTGGGCAGTCCGGGCGCGCGCGTACCTGACGGCAAACTGGCCGTCCGAAACGATCCATCGTTGAACCGTCCTGAAATCTGGCATTCCATCATCTTGGCAAACCTGACGTAACGACCTGCCAGTCTGGATTGCTTCAACGACCTTTTCCTGTATCTCTGTAACTTCATCCGTCGCATAAGCCATGTTAGTGCCTCCTAACTTAATTTACTAACCCCATAGTCAGCAATGCACCATTTTATCCACAATGGTCTTACACAAATGCACACTTCTATAGAAGTGTGTGCATACAGTGTAAGGGTATACCCTTGTTTTGTCAGATTCTTACACAATGCACAATGTATAAATTGTGTAAGAAATGTAAGGGTAAACACCTAGTAAATAGTGCGATAAAGATTGTTGCACCATGCTTGACTGCACTAGAATCTGTTACATGGTGAAGCAATAGTGCAGCACCTAACCAAAGGAATAGCATGGAGAACAAAACAGTGGCATGGTCCACAATGCTACAGGATGCGGTAACGCAACCCGGCATCATCAGCAGTGCATACAGCGCATTTCACAATTACAGCATGGGTAACCAACTGCTAGCATGGTCCCAACTTACAGCCCGTAACATGGGTTTGTCACCCCTGGCAACCTACAAACGATGGTCCGAGTTAGGACGGCAAATCAAAAAAGGCGAAAAAGCCATTGCTCTGGTTATGCCAGTTACTATCAACAAAAAAGATGGTGCTGGTGAAAAAACGGGTGAATGCTTCCAATGGTTCACCCTTAAAAATAACTGGTTTTCCCTTGATCAGACCGAAGGGGCGGAATTTGCCAATGAAACCATTACACCAGCATGGAGTGCTGATAAGGCATTACAAACCCTTGATATCACATTGATTCGGTTTGATTCTGCATCGGGTAACTGTCAGGGCTATGCCACTGGCAAAAATATCGCCATTAATCCAGTAGCTGCACTGCCCCATAAAACACGATTTCACGAATTGGCGCATGTCGTGCTCGGTCATACCCTTGAGGGCACCATGTCGGATGACGAACGGACCCCTAAAGATATCCGCGAAGTCGAAGCCGAATCGGTGGCCTATATATTGTGCTCAGTGCTCAATCTGCCAGGACTGATTGAGTCAAGGGGCTATATTCAAAGTTGGCTCGCTGGTGCTGAGATTAGCGATAAGTCAGCACAGCGCATATTTGGTGCTGCCGATAAGATTTTGAAAGCCGGAGCGTAATTAACTGTTAGCCCTACTAGTTAGGGTTAACGGGCAATTATGCCGATCAACCTAGGATAATCATGGAACACGCAACAATCGAAACCACTACAGCCACCATTGACAATGATCTAATGATCATGCCCGGTCATCTTGCAGCCATTGCCATGTTCGCAGCTAAAAAAGATATCCGGCATTATCTAATGGGCGTATGCATTGATACAGGACCAGCTGGCGCGTTTTTAGTGGCGACTTGCGGCCATGCTATGGCAGTGCACCAGATCGACAATGTGGCTCGGCCTGCTGGTCAACTTATCATGCCACTGGTGCCACTTGCCAGCATGATTAAGGCAAATAGGCGCGTTGGTATCAAGTTAACCCTGCCTGCTGGTTTTGCAGGAACCTATAACAACAATACCCGTGCGAAACGTCAGGTAACGCTCGAATCACTCAAAGGTGAAATTGCCTTAGTGTCAGAAATGGACGGCATTTTCCCAGACTGGCGCCGGGTTGCAAAGTATGACGATGCACCATACCCGCAGCAAGTGTTCTTTAATCCTCATTACTTGGTCCGAGTTGCCGATGCTGCGGATCTGATCAGCGAGCGTAAATTTGCGGTCCAGGTTCGCCCAGGTGGCACTGGTGTAGGTTTTGCCACTTTGGACCATGAAGGCAAGACAGTTGCCTATGTAATGCCGATCAGGGGCAACATTGACGATCTGCCTAGCAAACCCACAATGAACTATTGATCAAATAACCCTCTAGCCCTTACAGTGTAAGGGTTTATAGCTATCATTTTAGGAGTGAACGACATGGAATCATTGTTTAACGTGTGGGTAGATGGTCAGCATTCAAAAACCACCATCTTGGCAAACAGTATGCCCGATGCACTTGATATATTTTGCGCCCGACATGGGTTTATAGACCACGCCGACTATTGCCAAGAAAAGCAATTGACAGAATCCAATATCAACATTCAAGAGGTCACAAGGTGAAAAAACTACTCTGGACCCTAGTCCAAGGACTTATCGGCGCGGCCGTATGGGGTTTACCCTTTGCTTACTATTTTTGGAGCATGAAACCATGAGTTGCTATTCTGTATTTGACCAAAAAACCAATAAGCAAATTCGGGTATTTGCTTATGAGATTACAAACCCGTCAGACCGTCAACGTGCCGAGCGCTTGGCATTTGACATGGCGCATGGGATGCACGATGGCGGATATCCCTGCACTGTGGAGCAATTCCATATGTCCGACATTGTGGGCAAACAAGTGCTAAACACTAGTGAGGCAACAGCATGACCGACTATGACGACTGGCGCGACGATGCGCGTGATCAGGCTAGACTCATGGCTGACGATGGCCCTGATGATGGTGAGCCGGGCATATGCCCTGCTTGCAATGGCTCGGGTGAGGGTCAGCATGAGGGTACCACCTGCTATAGCTGCAAAGGGGTGGGAGAATGCTAGACCACGATATAACCGAAAAGATACACCACCTGATGCACCTTTATGCATGGTGCCACCAAGAGGCGATGGAATACCTGTATTACGAACCGCACGACCCGGTAGACTGGCTCGGCACCCGGTGGGAGGGTGAACCATGCTCTTAGCCGCCCTATTTGCCGCCCTGCTGGCGCTGCTGCTTAACCTGTAACGATACCTGAAACGATACAAGCCCCTTCAAAGGGGCTTTTTTACGTCTTCTATTTGCCGTTTGGCATTCTCAAAGCCATGCCCCACGATAACCTTGTGACCGATACCTTCTAGGTACGCGATCCAGTCACGCTGTACTGGCGACACCACGCCGCCCGATTCCTTTTTCATTTCAACCCATAGGTTCCAGGCGGGGATGCAAAGGTCGGGTACACCAGGGCTTACCCCTTCCGCCTTCAGCGCAGCCCCTTGTGGGCCTGATCTGGCCCCCCCATTCGGTATTGCAAAGACCCTCACGCCAGGGTAAGTCCTGCGAAACCATGCCACTAACCTGACCTGCTGTAAATGTTCGGACTCCATCAGAATGGCACCTCCCAGACCCACAACGCGCAGCCCCCAGGCTCGGATGCAAATTCAGGTGGAGGGGCTTCGCCGAATTCGGCGCAAACCCCGTCGGGCCTGTAATAGTCGCAAGTATGGCAAACCCTTGGCGGCTCGGCCTTCAAGGTGGCGCGGTAATGTGTAACGATTGCTGGCTCTGGGTGACGGGTATTCATTAGTTCCATGTCCTCTTTAGTACGGTAAAAAAACGGCCTTCTCTTTTAAATTCAATTTGTGCCGGTGGCCTGCCCTCGGTTATCTGTTGCGCCATCTGGTGCAGGTCGGTGGCTCCATAGTCCAGCGTGACGCCTGCCTGATGGGCAACATCGGCCAGTAGCCGCCTGCTTCGCTCTCCGGCATAGCCCTCATGCGTCACTGCCAAGTATTCGATCACTGGCGGGTCTGACAAGCCACCGTAGTACGTCACGCTCAACATCTCCCGGCCACTGGCGCGAGATATATGCTTCCGCCACGTCCAGGCGGTCACTTCCATGTCCACGCCTTCCACGCCCGTGATGCAAAGATTGTGCAGTTTTAAGGCTGGCTTCATTGGTTCGGGGAATGCCTCACCACAAGCCGGGCAGACCCTCACCGATAAGGCGCAGATTTCCTGACAATGATCGCAAACCTTAACCGGCGCTTCGCCCTGCTTGTCGCCCTTCTTTGGTGGCGCTCGGACGGCGGTTATTGGCCCATGCTGCTCGACCACGCCAGCAAAGTCTAGGACCAGGCAGTCAGTTTTACCCTCGGCGATCCGCAGGCCACGCCCTGCCATCTGGACGTACAGGCCAGGACTCATGGTTGGGCGCAGCATAGCTATCAGATCAATCCCAGGCGCGTCAAAGCCGGTGGTCAGTACGTTGGCATTAGTCAACGCTCGAATGCGTCCTGCCTTAAAGTCGGTCAAGATACGGTCACGCTCGGCGCTCGGTGTCTCACCGGTCACGCATTCGGTGTTAATGCCTTGCGCCTGCAATGCGGTGGCAATATGCTGGGCATGGGCCACCCCGGCGCAAAATATCAACCAAGACCGGCGCTCGGCCCCCAGGCGCACTATCTCAGCGGCCACCAGCCGGTTCTTGTCGGTGGTGTCCACCGCAGCCTGTAATTCGCTTTCAATGTACTCTCCACCACGCTTATGCACCCCGTCTACCTCTAGTTTGGTGCGGGTTAGTTTGGACCGTAGGGTTGATAGAAACCCCTTGTGAATGAGTTCCTCAATGGATACCGGCTCAATCAAGGCGTCGAATATGGCGGGTTTGTCTGTGATGTAGCCGTGGCCCAAGCGGTAAGGCGAAGCGGTCAGTCCCACGATCCGCAAGTTCGGATTAATTTGGATCAAATCGGATAGCAACATCCGATAGCCGCCCTCATCCTTGTGGCTCACTAGGTGAGCCTCATCAATGATAACCAGGTCAACGTGGCCTATTTGCTTGGCCTTGGTGCGAACTGACTGAATGCCTGCAAAGGTTATCGGTTCGCCCAATTCTTTCTGGCGCAACCCGGCGCTGTAGATACCCATCGGTGCGTTCGGCCAGTGCTGGCGCATCTTGTCGGCGTTCTGCTCAATCAATTCCCGGACATGGGTCAGCATCAAAATGCGAGTCTCCGGCCAAGATTGCAGCGCGTCTTTGCACAGTGCGGCAATGATGTGAGACTTGCCTGACCCAGTGGGCAACACCAAGCAGGGATTGCCCTTGTTGCCTGCTTCAAACCAAGCGTAAAGCTGGTCGATGGTGCGAGTTTGGTAGTCCCTCAGCATATCCGACCATCCCATTCCTTCCTCAACGCCATGACCTGCGGGTCAGAAGCCACGCAAGCCGCAGTGTTAGCCAGCAGTTCCTTGCTGGCGTACACGCCCTCACCAGGTTCGCCATTGGCAATGCCTTGGCCGTCAATCTCGTAGACTGCCACCCAGTCGCTTGGCCCTTCCAAGCGTTTCCATGGCACTAGGTCGGGGTGGATAACGTGACTCTCGCAGCCTGTAAGCTGGGCGTCAGTCGGCACGATGGCGTCCCATTTGGCGCAGTGCCATGTCGAATCACTCAATGGCGTGATGTGGGCGCAGGTACGGCAATTGACCTGCTTTGTGGTCTTGCTGCCGTGGCAAAAGTCATGCCCAGGGCAAATCTTGCACTCAAACCATGTTGGGTCGGTGCTTATCGGTGGTGGTAGGCGGTCAGTCAATGCAAGCCTTTGGCCTTTGTCAATTGCCTTGATGGCGTGTTCCCGGTCGTACTCTAGGCGCTCGGTGTAGATGCGATCGTCGTCCTTGCAGATTGCCACATACAAAGCGCGTTTCAGTTCGGTGCCGTGCATATACACTTGGCATTGGGTGTAATGCTGGGGCTTACTCTTTGCCACGCCGTTTTTCTCCAAGTCGTTGAAGCTCTTGAGTGAATGGGTCTTGAATTCCAAAACGTGTTCAGTCTTTGGCGCACCGGGTACGCCTTTGCCAATGCCGTCTAGGCTCCCGCTAACGTGACTGCCAAAGTCAACCCGACGCTGGGTTCCGGTCACGCTCATGCCAATAGCGCGTAGGTCACTGATGATGGTGGCCTCCTCATTGAAGCCACGCCTGAACAGTCGCAGGATGCGGCCTTGGAACTTTTCCACCACTGCCCAGCGGAATGACAGCCAAAGCCAGCGTTCACAGTGATGGCCTAGCGTAGAGCAACCCATGTGAGCACGAGGCTTCTCGGTTCTGGCTTGATGGGCTGCGTCGATCAGGCTGGTGATGGTAATATCTGGGTCTGGTATTTGCACGGTGTTTTCTCCTGTTAGTTGTTGCTCATGTTGACCCCGCCGTTAAAAGCGGGGTCTTTTTTTGGGTGGGGGTACTCGCTGCACTGGTTGGATCCGAACCAACGACTCGCCCTCGAAAGGCAGCTTTTCCATCTAAGCTACAGCATCCGCTTTCCCCCCAAAACTTACTTCTTAGCCCACGGTGGAGCAGACTTAGCAGCAGGCGCACCAGCAGACGGCCCAATAGGCTTGAACGGCGCAACCGCAGCCGGTGTCACCCCGCCCAAGGCGCGGTAGCCTTTGATCTCATTCCCGGCATACTCACCAGTCTTGACCACCAGCTTGATGCCCAGGTTGCCGCCAATCAGTTGGTCGGTGTCGGTCACTTTGGCAAGGCCAATGGCTCGCATGATCTCGCCCAACTGCTGGCGTCCGATCTCCTCCGCCTTGGTACTGGCGTTCTTGATGTTCAAGTTGCCGAACACTACGCGCCCCTGATGCGACGGGCCGGTGATGGTGTACTTGCAGGCAATGTACTTGCCGTCACCTGCCTTGGTGGCTTTGATCTCAGCGCCCGTAATGCTGGCGTTATACCAACCTTCGGGCAGTGGCTCAAAGTTGCCGGTGTTGCCTTTCGGCAGGGTGTCGAGGGTAAATTCTTCGTCGAGAAAAGCCATGATTTATTCCTTTGTAATTGAAAAAGTGGGGCGTCCAGGGGTGGACGTAATGGCACCAAGCAAAGGCTGAGTCACGGCGTCAGCAGCCGCGCTCCATGCCTTTGCATTGATTTCGGGCTTCCAGCGAAACAAGCTAGACAGGTGTTCGCTCAGACCGGCTTCAGCAGCCAGCATCTGGAGTTTGTCAGAGTCGATCTTCTTGTTGATTCTGCCTTCCATCTTGATCTTGTAGCCATCAACCTGATGGTTGACCGCGCCATCCAAGTCCTTGGGGAGGTCAAAATCCTTGACCATTTGGTCTTCCAGTTCCCGGCGCTCTGCCACCGCAATGCCTTCGGCTTTCTTAGCGTCAAGCCAGCGTTGATATAAGGTGCTCATTTGGTGTACTCCAGTGCTTGCAGTTTGCTGATACGTTCGTTGATCTGGTGGATTGACTTGTGGAACGCTTCTTGCGCTTTTTCTTTTTCCACCTGCAATGCCGCGATCTTTTGCGCAGTTGGGTCGTAGTTTTCAGGTATGTCAAACTCGACATCTTGTTCACAAACAAACGTCATTGATTCAGTGTCGGCAGTGCGAAAACTGAATGCTGTCCAACTGCCTGTAGTCTCAAATGAGTACTTAGAAAAGTACACGTACATCCGGACGATCTTTTTCATGCCACACCGCCAATCTTGTTAATGATCTCGCCCAGGTCAGGCGCTTCCCAGCCACCCAGCTTGCCGCTACGATCCTTCGCTAGCCACAGGCCGTCGCTGTCGCACATCAGTGCGCGTTGGGTGACGCCTTCTGCGTCGCGCTCGATTCGCAGCGCCAGCACCTCGTCAAAG